ATGACACCATTTTTGATGGTGACTATGACTTTAATGATATTCCTAAGCCTGAAGAGTACACCTATGTTGCAACAGAAATGGATTTGACATATGAGCCTAAGTATTCTGCTGAGGAGAAAACTATTAGACGAGCATACGGTGGAGCACATTATCCTATTGATGACAATCCACAGATAAACATTGCTGACTACTCTGATATTGCTGACCGCAACTCTTTGTATGAACTTGACTGATAAATTATTTTATTTAAATCACAATTGACTTATGAATCTTCCTTCTGGATATGAGCCCCTTGGTGGCAGGCATCAACAAAATTACTTTACTCCCCCCTCCAATAGACGACCTTCTTTTGATGATTTGATGGCTCAACTTGCTGAAGCTATTAACCAAATGGGTAAAGCACCTACACCTAAAGTGACTGTCAATGTTCCTAAGCCAAAAGCACTTAATACAAAAGGCACTGCTGTTGGAGGTACTGCTAGAGGTGTTAAATCTAAACGGTCAGAAGCCTCTAAGCGTGGCCGTAGAGGCACCAGAACTTTGAATAGAAGACAGCGAAATTCTCAAATGCAAATTAACAATCTAAATCTGGCATGAATGCAAAGAAGCGGTATGACGTTTTAAGTACAGAGCGTTCTCAGTTTCTAGATGTAGCACAACAAGCAGGTGATCTTACCCTTCCTTATTTGATTAGAGGAGAAGAAGATCCTTCGGGAGGCATGCGTTCACTTAGAACCCCATGGCAATCGATCGGTTCTAAAGGTGTTGTAACCCTAGCAAGTAAACTAATGCTTGCACTTCTCCCACCACAAACCAGCTTCTTTAAGTTGCAAGTGGATGATCAAATGTTAGGTGAGATGGGTGCTGATCCCTCTATTAAGTCAGAGCTTGATCTTTCATTCGCAAAGATTGAGCGTACCATTCTCGAATCAATTGCAGCTTCGGATGACCGTGTGGTTGTTCACCAAGCTCTTAAGCACTTGGTTGTGACTGGCAACGCTTTGATCTTTATGGGCAAGAAAAATCTTAAGCTCTACCCACTTAATCGCTACGTTGTAGATCGTGATGGGAACGGAAACGTAATTGAAATCGTCACCAAAGAACGAATCAGTAAGACACTAATTGAGGACATTCTTCCTAAGGAAGAGCCCAATCGTGTTTCAGATGAGTACAACGCTCAATCAGATCAGTGTGACATTTACACACATGTCAAACGTGATAACAATCGTTTTGTTTGGCACCAAGAAGTATTCGGTAAAATGATACCTGGGTCACAAGGTAAGGCACCATTAGATGCTAACCCTTGGATCGCATTGAGGTTCAATACTGTAGATGCTGAACCATACGGCAGAGGTCGAGTTGAAGAATTCATGGGCGATCTCAAAGCCATGGAATCTTTGAGCCAGGCCCTGGTTGAAGGCTCAGCAGCAGCGGCTAAGGTCGTCTTTACAGTTAGTCCCTCAAGTACAACTAAACCATCCACACTTGCACAAGCAGGTAACGGTGCAATCATTCAAGGCAGACCTGATGACATTGGTGTTGTTCAAGTAGGTAAGACCGCAGACTTTGCTACTGCTTACCAACTCGCACAGACACTTGAACGTCGTCTATCAGAAGCGTTCTTGATTCTGTCAGTTAGACAGAGCGAACGCACTACTGCTGAAGAGGTGCGGATGACGCAGATGGAACTAGAGCAGCAACTTGGCGGCCTTTTCTCTCTGCTTACTGTGGACTTCCTAGTCCCTTATCTCAACCGTAAATTGTCAGTCTTCCAAAAGACTGGTGAGATACCCAAGATTCCTAAAGGCATTGTCAAGCCAACCATTGTTGCTGGCATTAATGCACTTGGTCGTGGTCAAGACCGCGACAGCTTGGGACAATTTATGACAACTATTGCTCAGACCATTGGTCCTGAAGCATTGACCAGATACATCAATCCCGAAGAAGTAATCAAACGTCTTGCTGCTGCTCAGGGTATTGATACCCTCAATCTTGTTAAAACACAAGAGGAGTTGCAGGCAGAAATGCAGCAACAGATGCAGCAACAGCAAGGTATGGAAATTACTAAACAAGCTGGACAGTTTGCTGCTGTTGAACAGAAAGCTAACGAAGCTGAAATTGCAGCGCAACAAGCACCAGCTGAATCACAATAATTACTGATGACAACACTATCGTATGACTCATCCGAGTCAGCTTCTGGTGAGCTTAATGCTGAAGAGCAAGAATCTTTAGCGCTTGGCGAACAGATGGAAGCAGAGCAAAATCAAATGCTTGCTGGTAAGTTCAAAGATACAGAGTCACTTGAGTCTGCTTATCTAGAACTTCAAAAAAAACTTGGATCCTCCACTGAGACAACCGAAGAACCTGAATCGGCAGATGAACCTGTAGATGATAAAACCTCAGATTTTCTAGAGACTCTTTGGAATGAATCTAAAGATGAATTTTCTCAAGAAACTCTTGACGCATTGTCAAACATGGATGCCAATCAGATTGCTGATATGTATCTTGACTATAGAGAAAGTGTTCAAGACAATTCAGCACCGTCAGAGTTTACTGACGAAGATATTGATCTTCTTCATCAATCTGCTGGTGGTGAAAAGGAATATCAAGCACTACTTGGTTGGGCTAAAGACAATCTTTCTGAACAAGAGATTCAAATGTATGACGCTGTGATGGATCGTGGAGACCCGCAATCAGCGTTCTTTGCGATCCAAGCACTCAGCTATCGATACAACGATTCGGTAGGTAGTGATGGCCAAATGCTTACTGGCAAAGCGGCTACGGATACTAAGGATGTTTTCCGTAGTCAGGCAGAACTTGTGCAAGCCATGAGTGATCCGCGTTATGACAACGATCCTGCATACCGCTCAGACATCCTTGCAAAACTTGATCGTTCAGATCTCAACTTCTAATAAACTTACTTACAATTACAATGAAAATTCTTGCTATCCTCCCTGCCGCTTTTGTGGCTGCAACCCCTGCTTTCGCTGGTCCTTATGTAAACGTCGAAGCTAATTCTGGTTGGTCTGGTACTGACTACGGTGGTACTGTGATTGATAATCACGTGGGCTTTGAACGCTCTAACTGGTATATCCAAGGAGGTCCTTCTATTGTCTCCCCTGATGGTGGCGACAGTACGGTTGAACTGTCTGGTAAAGCAGGTGGTTCTGTGCCCCTGAGTGACAAGCTCGGTGCCTACGGTGAAGTCTCCTTTATTACTGGGGACGACAACAATAACTATGGAACTAAGTTGGGAGTTAAATACAACTTCTGATGAATAACTTTTCTGTGACTCGTAACGAAATTGCAGAGCAGTTGAATGGTCGCCTGGCAATGCTGGGCGTAGTTGCTGCTCTTGGTGCTTATGCACTAACTGGACAAATTATCCCTGGAGTTTGGTAATGCCAATGGTTAATGGTAAGAAGTATCCTTATACCAAAGCAGGTATGAAGGCTGCCTCTACAGCAAAAAAAAAGAAGTCTACTAAAAAACCTGCTAGTAAAAAGTACTGATGGCTAAGAAAAGTCGTGTAGACAAGAAAGCCTTTGATAGTAATTTTGTTGCTGCTTCCTTTGAAATTGGTCCTGGCCATAAAGGAGCACAACGTGGTAAAAAGATTTACGATAAAGGTAAAGGTACAACTAATCCTCATGAAAAGGATTCTTTTTTGAAAAGAACTGGTCCTCAACTACCCCTGGCTTCAAATAAAAAGAAAAAAAATTATGGCTAAACCTGGATTGTATGCAAACATCCACGCTAAGCGTAAGCGCATTGCCGCTGGTAGTGGAGAAAAGATGAGGAAGCCTGGATCGCCAGGTGCTCCTACAAAAGCAAACTTTAAACGCTCAGCCAAGACTGCAAAAAAAGCTAAATAGATTTAATGGAGGGTGCAATTCCCTCCCTAGCTATGGACAGCCAAGTCCTTAAAATGGTTTTACTTACCGGCGACATAGACATGAACTTTTATTTTAATGACAACATTTTCAACACTTTCACAACGACGTAATTCAACCTGGGAAGACTTTTGCCAGTGGGTTACCTCTACAAATAATCGACTCTATGTAGGCTGGTTTGGGACACTAATGATCCCCTGCCTGCTTGCAGCTACTACTTGCTTCATCATTGCATTTATTGCAGCACCTCCCGTCGATATTGACGGTATTCGTGAGCCTGTATCTGGCTCTCTTCTTTATGGAAATAACATCATCTCCGGCGCTGTCGTGCCTAGCAGCAACGCCATCGGTTTGCACCTGTACCCAGTGTGGGAAGCGGGTTCTCTTGACGAATGGCTTTATAACGGCGGACCGTACCAGCTCGTGGTCTTCCACTTTCTGCTCGGTATCTTCTCTTACATGGGACGAGAATGGGAACTTAGTTACCGATTGGGAATGAGGCCCTGGATCTTTGTTGCGTACTCTGCTCCGGTCGCTGCAGCGACTGCTGTCTTTCTTGTTTATCCCCTTGGACAAGGTAGCTTCTCTGACGGTATGCCTCTTGGCATTTCGGGAACCTTCAACTTCATGTTGGTATTCCAAGCTGAACACAATATTCTTATGCATCCTTTTCATATGCTTGGTGTTGCCGGCGTATTTGGTGGGAGTCTCTTCTCAGCTATGCATGGCAGTCTTGTCACGTCTTCTTTGGTTCGTGA